CCTTTGGGACGAAAGAATAGACAACTGACTGGCTCTTTTGCCCAGTGCCTTTTCCTCCATCTCAAACTCGTGCCCGCATTGCTCACACACTTTGGTTGCCAAGTGGCACTCGGCTAAGCATTGTGGGCAAAACTTGACAGGAGCCTCGCCTTTTCCATCGCCCTGTGGTTCAGGCATGTTCACGTTATCAACCGGGCCATGCCTTGAAATGTTGCCACCGTAATCCAAGACTAAGCAATTGTCTTTTCCTTTGGCTGGCCGCATGCCCCTGCCTACCATTTGTACATATAGCCCTGGCGACACAGTGGGTCTAAGCAGTGCAATCAAGTCAGTCTCAGGAGCATCAAACCCTGTGGTCAATACATTGCAGTTGGTAAGAGCTTTAATCTTACCTGCCTTGTAAGCCGCGAGAATCTCCTTACGCTTGTCCTTTGGGGTCTCCCCTGTGATGCACTCAACTGACACGCCCTTCCTTCTTAAGGCGTCTCTTACGTGCTCTGCATGGCTCACAGATACGCAGAAGATAAGCCATGACTTTCTCCCTTTACCGTGCTTAAGTAAGTCTGTGACCGCCGCCGCGGTAACGTGGTCCTGGTCAGCTGCTACCCCCAGCTGCTTTAGGTTGTATTCCCCGGCGGTCACTTTTACTTCTGATGTATCAATGGTTGCCCCTGCCTCAGCAGACACCACGGTGGCCAACACCCCTTCGTCTATCAACCTTTGAATCGGCAAGTCATAAACCACCGAATCAAACATCTTACCTTTTCCCCCAGTAAGAACTCCCCCGCGCAGACGAAAGGGTGTGGCCGTCATGCCGATGACCTTTAACTTGGGATTGTCCTCAATAAGCCTGTTAAGCAATTTGAGGTACATGCCATCGCCCTTCTTAGGCACCAAGTGACACTCATCAATCATGACTAGGTGTGGAGCTTCAAACTCCTTATTGTAAATCGATTGTATGCCAGCAAACGTTAGTGGCTTATCTAGCTCTCTCTTGCCCAAGCCAGCTGAGTAAATGCCTATGTCAGCATCCGGCATATAGAGCCGCGCCTTCTCAACGTTCTGCTCAATAAGCTCTTTGACGTGAGTCAAGCAAAGTATTCTAGTGTTAGGATACCGCTTTAATGTTTGCTGAATAAACCCTGCTTGGCAGTGGCTCTTGCCGCTACCGGTTGGTAGCACCAGCAACGGGTTCCCTGATTTTCTGTGTAGGTAATTCGTGAGAGCATCTACCGACTCTTGCTGATAACCTCTTAAACTGACTGCCATCTTTCACACCCTTTTTTTTGTTTATCCAACGGGAGCTTATCCCCGTATAGACTGCAAAACCATTCGCCCTCATCATGAACCTCTACCTTATTACAGGTTCTACAGTTCATGCTTAGTGGCACACCGAAATGACACTGGCCCTTAAAGCTGCAAAATTTGCACTTGTACCAGTCTGGTCTTTGGCTTATCTTTTCGGGTTCAACCTCAGAGGCAACAATGTCCTTTGCCTTCTCAAGATGTTCATCCGCAAGCCTTGCATCGTACTCAATCACCTCAGTGTATAACTCATCATTATTTTTATTCACAGCCACATACAATGCTTTGGGCAGCTTAAGCCCTTTCATGTACAGAAGCATTTGAACCAAATGCTGTGGCTTTGATTCTGCCACCCCGTTCGTTACCAGATGCTTAAACGACTTATCGTTATGGGTCTTAAACTCTAGCAGGTAAGGGGTCTTGGGGTCGCCGGGTAATCCCCGGCAAACCCCGTCAGCAGAACCTTTTATGTGTCCGCTTTCAAACTCAACTCTAAACTGCTTACCCGTCCGTGGGTCCTCCTCCCACACCTCGCACCCTATGCTCTTAAGCGCATCAACCAAAACAATCTCTTCTCTTTGACCTCGGTCAAAAAGTCTCAGCATTCTGCCTGACCACATGACTTGGCCAGCCCATCTAAAGCTGTACCAAATCTCTCTTGAGCATTCACGACCTATGGCAGAGCATCCAAGATGTGGGCGACGTGAATCGCCCTGCGTCTTTTCGCCCTGCTCATATATTAGACGGACAATGTCGCTATTAGAATCATATTGAAAGCTGGCCACAAGTTACTCCCAGGGCGCCTTTTCTTTGCCAACCTCTTGAGCCTTTGGCTCGCCATCAAAACCCGCAGGGGGCTCGCATGGTTTCATTTTGCCAATCTGATTCTTGGCATCATATCCGCCCTGGGCCTCCTGTACTCCAACGGTAAGCATAAAAGGCTTGCCGTGTAGCTCATCGGTGTTTTTGAACCGTGGCACGCCCACAGCCACACACAGGCGCTTAAGCTGCTTTTGTCCGATTGCCTGGACCTTTGGATTGTGGTGCTCAAGATTGAACCCATCAAAGATACGAGCGCCTTGATGCTTGCCCTCGGTAACCTCAAGTACCAACGGCATGCGTACACCCCAGTCACGGTCCTGAATGTCGGACTCGATGACCACTGCTTTCACTTCGGTACCCTTTGGAATCAGGGCAACCTCATCACTTACTTCACTACTGTCAAAACTGTATCCAGCCATTTCACTCTCCTAATCCTAAAACCTTGGCGCGGATTGCCGCTAGGTTTGGTTCTTCAAATTGCGACAACTTGCCGCTTCTATCTTTTGCATAATACTTTGCATCGCTGCTTGTTTGCAGCATTCGCTTGAGCACACCTTCGGCATCCTTCTCCACCCGCATCGCTGCCACGATATCAAATAGGTAAGGAATCTGTTGACCCAACTTTGAACCGGGCAGGCTTGGGTAACACAGGATACCGCCACTGAACTCATCTTTCTGGCGCTCCATCTTGCAAGTCATGTAGATGTTGCGTGGCAGGTCTCTGAACCTGCGGACCATGGCTTGAGTCCTAGCAGACACTTCCATGTATGCCTTGCGCCCATCTTTGTTTCTTGCAAGCTCAGATACCAACAAAGTCTCAGCGACTTCTGATAATGAGTCGATGCAAATCCATTTGTACTTTTTGCTCTCTTCTGACTTGGCGAGGTAATCATACACCTTGTCCACATCATCAAAGCTCTCAATAGTAACAGCATCAACCGACACATCCGATAATGACAATAGGCCAGACTCTGCACTGATAATTAGAGCAGGCTCATCGCATGTACGGATTGCATAAGTCTTACCGGCACCGGCTAGACCGTAACCCAGGAACTTGATGCCAGCATTTGCGTTTGCATTTTTTGTGTTTGTAAACTTCATTTTTCACCTTCCTTTACTTAATCGCTCACGAATACTGTAGGGCATAGGGTCCCTCCCTGTTCCCATGCAATAGATGTAATCCTCTGGCTTCATCAATTCTATGGGTCGACCAAAATTTTTCCCTTGCCGCTCATAGAACACGACCATTTTGCAGCGCTCCCAATCAAGGGCCTCGCGGGCTATTACCCAAAGCTCCCCCATGCTGTTTGATTCATGATGTCTTGCCCCGCCGCTCGGTGTCAGCGGGTGGACCTCATCCTTGTGGCCAACAAGAACAATCTTGTACTTGTTTTTTTTGTGGTCCCAGTTCATTCTCTCACCAACCATCCCATCCGAGGGTCCGCCTCTTCGCCTGCGTCCAGCGAGCCCTCGAACTCCTCTTCCATTTGGCTATGAACCATGGCTCGCAGTGAGATGAGCCAGTGGCTCTTAGTTTCGCATTCATCCATGAGAAGACAGATGAGAGCCTCCCGCATGTTCTCATCATCTTTGATTGAATCAATCAAAGCCTCAGCCTCATCAGCAAACTTGCGAGCCTTAAAGCTCTCAAACATTTCTTTCTTTTCTTTGCGGTCCATCACACCACCTCCTCAACCTTAACCGCACCTTTGGCAGGCTTGGTTGTGATGGCAGACAAGGCCAGCTGGAAAAGCTCAGGATTGTCCACAGCCAGCTTCTTGAGCTTGCGGGTGTCAACATCCACCTTGGTACGGACAGGAGCATCATCGCCGAACTGGTCAGCGATAGAGCGCCATGCCTTCTCGTCTAGCTTGCGTGTAAGCTTGCCTGTGGTGGTAATCTTAAAGAAGTTACCATTGGTTGTGGTGCTGCCCTCCTCTTTAATTCCGGCTGCCTCAATGATTTGGTTTTCAATCTGCACTCGCTTTTCACGAGCAGACGCCTCTAGCTCTTTGGCTTTCTTGAGTTCGAAGGCCAGCAGGTCAATTGGTTGTGGTTTCTTGTTGTCTAGTTTCATGTTCACTCTCCTGAAAAAAAATAGCTTATTCCCATTTGTACACTTTGTTGTTTCGTGTGTCAACAATTATTTTATTTATATTTATTTTTTTTGTTGTAAATTTGTACATCAAAGCTTACAGTGGAGGAGGACCATTTAACAACAAGGAGTGAGGTCATGTCAAAGGTTGTAGGTATTCGTTTGAATGAAAATGTTTTGGAGCTTGCAGAATCATTGCGGGCAACGGTAGGTAAGGACATCGAGAAGTACCCGGCGGGTATGCCTTCTAGGGCTCAGGTTATGAGGGAAGCTTTGATTCGCGGACTCAAAGCAATTGAATCTGAGAAATAAGAATAATCAAAATAGAATCTGATAAACCTTGGAGGGTGATAGAATGTCAGAATTGGGGGAAGCTGCCCGGTCAATGTGGGACAACGGATTGCGCGTGATACCGTTAAAGCCAAGAGGGAAAAAACCTTTGATTGCCTGGAAAGAATTTCAGGAGAGAGAGCCAACAGAGGAAGAGATAGAAAGCTGGTGGACAAAGTGGCCAGATGCAAACGTGGGTGTTGTGACTGGTGTCAACTGCATTGTAGTAGACGCTGATACTAACGATACAATTCGCTGGATTAGTGACAACTTGCCGCCCACACCGTGGAAGGTCAAGACTGCCCGTGGTGCTCATTTCTATTATGGGATTAATGGCGTAGTGCCTAACTCTGTAAATGAGAAGGGCAAGGTAGATATAAGGGGACGTGGCGGTTATGTAGTGGCGCCGCCTAGCGTGCATCCTAGCGGCAAACTGTATCAATGGAAGATTGATAGCGGCTGCATGATTACCATGGCAGACGAGCTTCCGCCGCTGCCTCAAGAAAACCTCAGCACCATCTATTCTTACAATGGGACTGACTCCTCTGGTGAATACATCTTTGATGCTGAGCAAGTAAGAGAGCCGCACGACGGGAGCCCCGTGGCAGAAGGCGGACGCAACAATGCGCTGGCCTCGATGGTCGGACAATACGTTGCCAAGGGTGATGATATCTTGTCCGTAGTTAAGCAGGCTAATGAATGGAATAATCAAAATGATAATCCTCTCATGCAGGCAGAAGTGGATGCAACGGTTGCAAGTATTCTTAAATCTCATATTGAGAATAACCCAAGCGAGGCTATCCCGGTTGCCATCGAGGAAGTGGCTATCCCTGAGTTTGACGTACCAGACACAGACTTAGACGAGCGTGTATTCCCTAGCAAGTTTTTAAATGTGCCCGGTGCCCTTGGAGCTGTCTGTCATTTTATCAATAGCACGGCTATTTATCCTCAGCCCATCCTAGCATTGGCAGCTGCCCTTCCTGTCTTGGGTACACTCTATGGCAGATATTATCGGTCCAAGACAAACTTGAGGACCAATATCTACACAGTAGGTATCGGCTACTCTGGCTCAGGCAAAGAGCATCCTATGCATTGTGCTGACCAAATCTTTACAGACATTGGGCAAGGTGACCGGATAGGAACTGGGCGCATGTCGAGTGCCCAGGGGCTGCTCAAGCATGTCCAGAAGAATCCAGCCACCATGATGTCTATCGATGAGTTTGGATTATTCCTTAAGTCTGTGACCGATGGCAGGGCTGCCACATATCGCAAAGATATCATGACAACTCTTATGGAATTATTCGGACGGTCTAAGGGAATGTTTCGAGGGATGCAATATGCGGACACTGATGGCAATCGGCCAAGGATTGATATCTATCAGCCATGTGTATCGGTCTATGGTACAACAACCCCAAGCCACTTCTATGAGAGCTTGAAGTCTACACAGGTTATGGATGGATTTTTAAACCGGCTTATCATTTTTGATATCGGTGGCCACATGCCTGAGATGAATATCCCAGATGATTTAAATCCACCGGCTGGCCTTCTGAAATACTTTGAGCAAGTCACAGAATATATCAGGACCAAGCAAGGCGTAACGGTATCGAGCGGCGTTAAGGATATCGAGCTTCACACGTTAGATATCGACGATGATGCGCAAGAATATCTAACAGCATACGCCAAACGGATGCGAGCCAAAATGGTAGACAGCAGGCAAGCAGGCATGGACCCTATGTGGAGCCGAGCCTATGAACATGCGGTTAAGGTATCGATGGTACGTGCTATCGGTTTGGATTATCGAGCGCCTAAGATATCATTGGATGACATCACGTGGGGTTGTGAGCTTATCGAGTATCTTATCAACGTGAGTATCGCGGACGTTGTCGAACGGGTGGCGGATACAGACTACGAAAGAAAGCTTAAGACGGTTCTACAATTCATTCCCAAGAGAGGTATCAAGTCCAGTGATTTAACCCGCAAGACTCAGGCAATTAGTAGGGATGAACGAAATAGAATCATTAAGGACTTGATTGATTCACGACGCATTGAGCAAAAGCAAGTGCGACCAAAGAAGGGGAGACCGTCAATTGTCTACAATAGAACGAAATAAAAAGGAACCGGTTAAGAGTGAAGCTTGGGAGCAAGCCAGACTTGCTGCCTATCTCAACTCCAAAGGGTACAACTGGTTTCATGTTCCTAATGGGGAGCATAGGCACAAAGCGGTAGCCAGTCGTCTCAAGTCGTTTGGTGTGTCGCCGGGTGTGCCGGATTGTATTTTGGTGGGTCAACCTATGATAGCTATCGAGCTAAAGCGGACCAAGGGAGGCTCGTTATCTAAGAGTCAAAGAAAGTGGCGGGCAATACTTGAGGGTAATGGCTGGGTCTATTTCCTGGCGATGGGGAGTCAAGCCGCTATTGATTGGCTAGAAAGTAGATAAAAAAATAGGGACCTTAGGTCCCTATCTTTTATTTATTTTGTTTAGCTTGCTAGTACGAGAAGACAACACAGATAAGAAAATATATGGCAACAACCACATACACTACTTGCACAGCTTCCCAGATTTTTAGGAGTATTGCTTTAAGCATTGGTTTCAATCCTCGGCATCGAAGAAAACACTTCTCTCTTGTCTCCTTCAAAATAGAACATAGCGCCGGGTCCGTTGCCCTCGCTATCGGCGGAGAGTACAATCTCTGCACCATTATCTAAGACAAGTACAAGCGCTCGACATATCCAGCCATAAGTATCTACTTCTGAATCAGACTGATACCGAACGTCTACAATTTTGCGTCCAGTTAAAAGCGGACGCGCCGCAGGATTGTCTGTTAGTTTCTGCCAGTATTCTATAGCGTTCATGATTTCAGCCTTTCAATGATACCGCCAATGATGGCGGCTTGTTTTTCCATGTCCATACCAGGATGTTTACGCTCTACCGCGTCTCTGATTTTTTCCCATGCGTCCAGACGCGTTTTAAAGTTGGGCTTTAATAGAATCGGGTTCTCTTTCAGAATTGCATCAATCGTTTTCATGCTTCCACTCTTCAACTTGAGCCTCAATGCGTCGGGCTGCTTCCTCGAATCCAAACCACGCTAAAAGGTTTTGGTTTTGAGTGTCATTGGCTAACGGGTCTGACTCATCCCACTTATCCCCGAATAACTCGCCTACGCTCAAGCCAGTTGACTCAAGAGTTTCAGCCAATAGCGCGTAAATATCCCCCCGGTACTCATTATAGAAGGCAGTAGTGTCAACGTAGGTGATAAGGTGGCAGACCATCCCAGAGATACACCCGTATTCGAGTAAGTTGTTAACAGTGGACTCAACGCTGGATCCCTCCGCTAATTGTTCATTAATCCAGCCCCGAACGTGCTTTCCTAGTTGGCCTTCATTATCGATAGGCCGTATCTCACCATGATAATTGAACATAATATCTATCCCTTTCTTCAAATATCTATCGCCTGGATTATTTTTGCGTCCAGGCAGGTTTGTTATCGGTATCGGTATCAATTACGTAGGCCTTGTGGCGGCATTTCATCCGGCGCGCGTTCAACTGCCTGCACATAGCGCGCGCATCTTCCCTGCTACTGAAAAGCATAGGCTTCCCATTGCTCTTAAGAATTGATTGGCGGCTTCCTAAGATGCCGCCCGATATGGTGCACATAATCTGAAAGCTCATTGCTTCTTCTCCCTCAGCTCATAGATAATCGCATCTCCCTCGCCCCAAGATTCATGCACAATGAACCCCGGGTGACAGGCCGCAATGGTGGACTCAATAAGACTCAGCTCCCACTTATAAAGCGGGCGGTCTTCCGAAAGCTTGTATTCAATTCTGATTTTCATAACTTCAACGCCTTTCTGAGGCTTGTTCTAGCCCCTTCGAGGTCAACAACTCCCCAAGACAGGACCGTGTCTTTTAAGCTATGCGCCATTGATTGCGATTGGCTACATGTGAGGTCGGGCATGCACTTGCTCACAAGCCATGCACAGACTGCAAAGTGTCCTTGTGAAATCTTGAGGACCTCCATAGGGGAGATGTTCTCCAATAGCTTTTGATTGCCTGTTTTCATTAGAGGACCTCCCACTTTACATCGTCAACGGCTCCCGACGTTTCACATCCGTCAATCATGGCAAAATTAATTTCATCCGTTACAGAGTCAGAAATAAAGTCATTCTTTGGAAGCACCAAAAAATTTACATCACCTTCACGGTCATAGTCGGGGACCAAATAGATAACGGTGCGAGTGTCCCCAATTACCAATTGGACGCTCTTCATGGGTGGATAGGTGGCGGTTACAAGCTTACCGTCTCTACTCATGACCAAGACTGTCTCTTTCTCACAATCGTACTTTGGGTAATACAATGCGACAATTTCAGAGCCGTCACATTCCTCGATATTGAACGCAACAACCAAATGCCCGTCCTCGTTTTCGTCAATTGCGGCAAGCCATGTGCCGTCTTTACGGCTTAGGTCGCCGCACAAGGGCTCGTGTGTGATTGTGTCGTCTAGGCTTTTAAACGCGTTGTCCCAAAAATCGTGCTCGTGTGCGTCAACCCATTGGTTGTTTTTTTCTACGAACTCAAATCCATCGGTAGTTTTAAAGTGCATCATTATGTGCTCCATTTGTTGTTGTTAGTTTATGGTAGCCGATGCACAACAAAAATACAATAACTTTGTTTTGTTTTTGTTAACAAGCTGAAATCGTTGGGGAATTTATTTAATACTGAGTTATTGCTTAAGGATAAAGCGATAAAAAACAGCTGTAAGTTGTTGGAATTGTTGAGGAAATTGAGTTGTTTCATTGTTTCTTTTATTTCTATAGGTAGAGAGAGAGGTAGGAGGAGGTAGAGAGGGGTAAGTTAGTAGTATACTATATATATAATAAAAGGATATATATACTATACATCCTAAATCCACCCTAACTACCTGATTTTATTAGGCTTTTTACCTCGACTTACCACTTTTTTCCCTCAATATAAGTGCTGAAATAAGTCAATTTTCTTCAATTATTTCAATAACTTAAAGTGATTTGAAAGAATGCATTTACCGCATAAGGTATTAAGAAGTAGGACCAATAGCAGCGCCTGGCAGTGGTGTTGTCTCAATATGCAACAAATCCCATAATGAGATGTTGTCGCATTGTGTGAATTCTCATTATAAAAAAATGTCGCAATTTGAGAATTCTCGTTCTGCGAATTCGCAATATGAGATTGTCTCATTCTGCAACAATGTCGCAACATGAGAATGTCGCAAAATGCAACACGCAGTATATCGCAAGGGGGTACCTATCGCGGGCAGTATCCGGGTACCTAAGGTTAAATACCACCCTCACAACTCCTCGGCGCCTCTAATTCCCATTTCTGCAATTAGAATTTTTATTCCCAAATTTTCAATTTTGGTTGACAATTCCCAAATAACCAATATCCTGTCCGTATGTCACGCGCACCAGGAAGACCCATAGAGGAGCTAGTTTCCAAGCAAAAGGTAGAGATGATTCGCCAAGCTTATCTCACCAATACCCTTCCGTCGCTTCAGCTGCTGGCCAACGCACTTGGCGTTTCTCGCTCTATGGTTGGCAAAATTATCCACAACAAAGCCCACTACTCTCATGGTTACGAGCATTCACTTAACCGGCTCAAAGAGCTGAAGATGAAATTCCTGGAGAAGCTTAGCGATGAGTGACTGGGCAAATGACCTACTTGATGAAGAGGTTGCTGTTGAGGAGCCAGAGCACGAGGTGGTTGAAACTGCGTCTCTTGCCGAGGTGCGTCATAAGCTCATGGCGCTTTTGGCTATGGGGCTAGAAGGTGCAATCTTTACCGCCGAAGCCCGGGATATGGAGCCCAATGACATCAAGGTGGTTGGAGACTTGGTCAGGGCGCTGAAGACGATTGATGATATGCAAAAAGATGATGCACTGAGTCAATTGTCTGATGAGGAGCTAGAGAAGCTGGCGCGGGAGACTTTGGGCAAGTGATAGATATTAGGCAGGCGGGCGAGGCGGACACAAACTTTATACTCTCATCGTGGACAAGGGCCTATGCTGGGCTAAACCGAGAGCAGCCAAAATGGGCCGTGTTTCGGTTGCAGACCCAAATCATAAAAGGCGCGATGGAGATGGGCAATGTTTGGGTTGCCACGCCAGAAGGCGATGATGATACGATTGCCGGGTGGATTTGCCACGTTGGGCCAGTTGCTCAGTTTATGTACGTGAAAAAGCCCTTTCGGGGATTTGGGGTCGGCAAGAAGCTAGTTGAGAAAGCTGGTTTGCGTGAGCCTGTAATGGCTGCTTATATGGCCCCGTGGATGACAGATAGAATAATCTATAGCCCTCAGCTGCAACATGCTGATGTTTTAAAAGCGTTTATGGAGGACACCTAAATGAAGGTTTTAGCGATACAATTAAGCAATGAGTCAAAACCGCTTCTCAACAACAGTTATATAGACGTTGAGAATTCAAATTATGCTGATTATGCTTTGAAACTAGAGAAGGACTTTTTGATTGTTGAGCACAAGTCAAAAGGAATGTATGCGATTCCTTTGACGGCTATTAGCTGGATGAGAGTCGAAAAAGCTGCGCGAGGGCGGCCCAAGAAAGTAGCATGAAGTACGAACGCCACGACATAATCCGCGAGCTGGTCAAAAGAAAAGCGGACACCTCTGCCCTGGTGGAAGAAGAGGTCAGTGGCGAGCGAGTCTACAAGTGGCGAGATGATTTATTTAATTATCAGTTGGACTTTATCGACGATCCATGTAAAACCAAGACCGCGCTGTGTTCCAGACGTGCGGGCAAGACATACGCCTCGTGCTACTACTTGCTGGAGGCAGCGCACCAATCGCCCCATACCATCTGCGCATACATTGCTCTTACTCGCCGGTCGGCCAAGCGGTTGATGTGGCGAGAGCTAAAGCTGGCCGATAAGAAATACATGCTGGGCATTAAGTTTAATTCCTCGGAGCTTATTGCAATTCTTCCCAACGGTTCTCAAATCATCATGTCCGGAGCGGATGATGAGGCCGAGATTGATAAGCTCCGGGGCTCTGCGTACCAGCTGGTTGTCATTGATGAGGCCGCATCCTTTGGTCCTCACTTAACTTCTCTTATTGAGGAAGTTTTAGAGCCTGCCCTAATCGATTACGATGGCACATTGGCAATGATTGGGACTCCGGCAAGTCATTGCTCGGGGATTTTCTTTGAGGCCACAACTGGACTCAGGGATGAATACTCAAACCATTCTTGGACTATTCTAGAAAACCCGCATGTTCCTCATGCAGCCAAGTGGCTTGCAGACAGAAGGGAAAAGCGCGGCTGGTCAGAGACAAGCCCGGTTTATATGCGCGAGTGGCGAGGTCAGTGGGTCAAGTCTGATGATAGTTTGATTTACAAATACGGTGAGAAAAACCTGTGCGATTCCCTAAGTGATGAATATGATTGGGAATTTGTGCTTGGCGTGGATTTAGGCTACGAAGATGCCACAGCTTTTGTGGTGGGTGCGTTCTCTCGGGACCTGCCAGATTTATACATTGTAGATTCCTTTAAAAGAAGTCACATGCTTCCGACAGAGATTGCCGAAGAGATTCGCTCTTTTCAGGAAGCCTACAATTTTATTGCAATGGTGGCCGATACAGGCGGGTTGGGCAAATCAATTGTTAAAGAGTTCCGTGCAAGGCACGGGCTGCCGCTAAAAGCCGCCGAGAAGAAAAACAAAGCCACATACATTGAGATGATGAACGATGACCTTGCCACGGGCAAGCTAAAGGTTGTCGACAGAGAAATCCTGAAAGAGTGGGATATCTTGCAATGGGATGATTCGGGGCGCCGCGAGGATAGCCGCTTTGACAACCACTTAAGCGATGCTGCTCTTTATATGTGGCGCGAAAGTCGGCACTATACTTTTCAAGAAGAAATCGACACTGTCCCAGAGGGCTGGAGCAGAGAAGAGCGACGTATGTGGGACTCCGCAAGAGCAAGAAACGAGTCTGTTGATGGCCCATGGTGGCAGGACAGATGGACGCTAAACTAAAGGTGAAAAACAATGAAGGTTGTAAATTACTGGTGGAACGAAGAATCAGACCCTCATGAGGAGCTGTTTTCGGCTGTGTCGGGAATACTAAGCGCTCAGAGAGGGCGCTCTCAAGATTATGTGGCCCACATGTCTCTTTATGGCAACGCGCACTACACAGATATGGCGTCGTTTGGAGAAATGGGCAGCGTAGTAAACACAAACCACCGGGTTACGCTCAATATTATTCAGAGCATGTGTGACACTGTAACAGCCAAGGTTGCCAAGGCTAGGCCAAGAGCCACGTATTTGACGCATGGCGGCAATTGGTCCATGCAAAAGAAGGCCAAACTTCTGGAGCGGTTTACGGATGGCCAGTTTTACTCAACAGATATTTACTCAATTGCTCCGCAGGTTTTTATGGATGCATGCGTTTTTGGTACTGGGTGTATGTACATCTATGAGGGTGACGGCAAGATTGAGGTAGAGCGTGTGTTTCCTGGAGAAATATTGGTTGATGACCACGAGTCCAGGTATGCCAAGCCGCGTCAAATCTTCCGACGAAAAGTTATGGCCAAGGATGTTTTGGTTGGGATGTTTCCAGAGGCAGAGGACAAGATTAACGCAGCGGTAAGGTACGGAGAAAGCCACGCAGAGTATAAGGCATCTGAGCAAGTCGAATGCATCGAAGCTTGGCATTTGCCCTGCCATGAGGGGGCAAACGATGGTAGGCGAGTTATTGCGATTGAAAACTGCACACTGCTTGATGAGCCATGGGAAAGAGACGAGTTCCCATTTGTATTCATTCGGTGGTCAAGTCGATTAATGGGCTTTTGGGGACAGGGGCTTGCAGAGCAGCTCACGGGATTACAATTAGAAATTAACAATTTGCTATCCATGATCCAGGAGCAGATGCACCTCGCCACCCCAAAGGTCTTCGTTGAAAATGGCTCTGAGATTGTGCCCGGTCACCTCAACAACGAGATTTGGGGCATTGTCAAATACAATGGCACGCCTCCACAAATGGTGGCGCCGAGAACAACTTCTCCAGAAGTTTTTGCTCATTTAGATAGACTGTATTCTCGTGCATACGAGATTGCGGGCATCTCTCAGCTTGCTGCTCAGTCCAAAAAGCCATCTGGTCTAGATTCTGGTGTTGCATTGCGTGAATTTCAAGACATTGAGACCGAGCGCTTTATGATTGTGGCGCAGAACTATGAAAAGCTGTTTTTGGATGCGGCAGAACAAATGATTGAGCTTGCCAGAGATATTTCCAAAAAAGGAAAAGCTTACGAGGTCCTTAGTCACGGCGACAAAGAGATACAGGCCATAAAATGGTCCGATATCGACCTAAAAAAGGACCAATATGTGATGAAGGTTTACCCAACCTCACTTTTACCTACAACGCCAGCGGCGAAGTTGCAGAAAGTGATCGAGATGGTGCAGGCTGGGATGATTGACAACCAGGAAGCTCGTGGCCTCCTGGATTATCCGGATTTAGAGGCAGTAAACCAATTGGCAACGGCATCTTCAGAAGGAATCAAGCTTATGATTGAGGAGATGGTGGAGCACGGTCGATATCATCCACCGGAGCCGTTTATGAACCTCTCAATGGCTATTGCTATGATTCAAAGTGCTTACCTGAGAGCGAAAATCAACAATGCACCTGAAGAGAATTTGGACCTTCTGCGAAGATTTATGCAGGAAGCTATCGATATGCTTTCGACAATGGCACAAGGGGCAACTGCCCCGGCGCCAGCAATGGCAGGACCCGGAATGGGTGCGCCACCAGCAAACATGGGACCGGATGAGATTGCAGCCGAGCAAATGGCTGCTCCTATCCAATAACAAACTAAAGGGGTTAAGCGAATATGACAGAAGAAGCGGTACAAGCAGAAGAGGCTCCGGCACAAGAGGTTGTGGAGCAGGCAGTAGAAGAATCAGCAACAGAAGAGCAGCCAGAAGAGCAGGCCCAGGCAGAAGAGCGACCAGACTTTTCTCGGCAGTTCGCTGCAATTGCAAAAAAAGAACGCGCACTGCGTCAAAGAGAATCTTCTGTTAAACAGATGGAGGCCAGGATTGCAGAGCTTGAAAGCTCTCAGGGTCAATTTGGAGAAATCCAGCGACTGGCAAAAGAAAACCCTGCTGCCCTGCTTTCGCAGCTTGGGATCAGCTACGATGAATTGACGCAGCAAGTCATCAACGAAGGCAATCCAACAGAGGAGCAACAGCTTCGTTTGCAGAATGAAAAGCTTCAGGAGCGTCTTGAGAAAATTGAGAGCGCGTATGAGGCACAGCAAAAAGATGCCGAGACAAAGCGGCTTGACAGGGCCAGAGCAACACTTGTTGACAACATAAAGAACTTTGTCGATAATGACGAACAGTATGCTTTAGTTAAGCATCGGGGGGCGTATGATTTGGTCGCAGAGGTAATGCAGCAGCATTACATCAAGACTAAAGAAATCATGCAGTATTCCGACGCCGCTAAAATAGTTGAGGACCATTACGAACAAGAGGCCGAACACTATTTTGGGGTACAAAAGCTACAGGACAGGTGGAAGTCTAAGTTGTCTGACACCAAAGAAGAAGCGCCTCAAGAAGAAGCGGCTCCAGCGAACAACGGCGGGCCAAAAACTTTAAGTAACAAAAACTCGGCCCAAACGACCGAGCGCAGTACGGGTTTGCTTTCACAAGCAGAGTCTTTAAAGCGCATGGCACAAATCCTTCAAGGCGGATGATGGGCTGTAACTATACGAGGCGAAGACAATGGCTATTGGTGTATTTTCAACAACAGACGCAGGCACAGGAAACAGCGGCGAAACGCTGGTTACCCAGGCACTAAAAGAACACTACAAACCCGAACGCATCAAAGAGATGGTTTACAAAAACAACCCTCTCATGGCGCTCATGCCGAAGTATGAAAGCTTTGGCGGCGAGAACATGCCGATTCCAATTATTGTAAGCGGACCACAGCGACGGTCGGCTACATTTGCGGACGGCCAAGCAAACAACCAGTCCACATCGAGCCTTAAGCAGTTTTTGCTGACACGAGTTCGCGACTACTCTTTTGCAAGTATTACCCATGAGGCAATTCGTGCTTCCCAGGGCAACGCTGACGCATTTGTTCGTTACGCCACAATGGAGATTGACGGCGCCATTCACTCACTGAAACGCTCTATGGCTGTTTCAATGTACCGTGATGGCTCTGGCTCAATTGGCATTCAAAAGGCAGGCGTTGACCCGCAAGGCGCAAAGCTGGTTACGCTTGCAACCCCAGAGGACATCTCTAACTTTGAAGTTGGAATGAAGATTGTACTTGCTGAAACAGCAACAGGTGCTCTTCTTTCAGATGTTGGAACCAAAGAAATTGACTCAGTTGACCGTTCTGCTGGAACCTTTACTGTAAAAGTAAACTTTCACAACGACGCCGACGCTGGCGACCACATTTTCCAGCTTGGTGATGCCCATGCAGGCGCGTCATTTAAGAAGATGCGTGGTCTTGATGCATGGCTTCCGTCTTCTGCGCCGACAGCTGGAGATTCGTTCTTTAGCGTTGACCGCTCTACGGATGCTACTCGTTTGTCCGGAAGCCGATTCGATGGCTCTTCTCTTCCAATTGAAGAGGCATTGATTGAAGGTCTGAGTCTTGCAGCTCGTAATGGCGGAACGCCTAGTCATGTATTCATGCACTTCAAGAATTACTCACAGCTTGAAAAAGCACTGGGCTCTAAAGTTCAGTACAACAAGGTAAGCTCTTCCGATGCTGAAGTAGGATTTACTTCTTTGGCTATTCACGGACCAGCCGGAACAGTTGATGTTATTCCAGACGTTAACTGCCCAGCAGATGTTGCTTACGGTCTTCAACTTGATACTTGGAGCCTTAACTCTTTGGGTTCTGCTCCACAGATTCTTGACCTTGATGGCAGCAATATGCTTCGCGAAAGCACAGCAGATGCCTACGAAGTACGTTGCGGTTTCTACGGCAACATGGCTTGTACGGCTCCGGGCTGGAACGTCCGTATTGCACTATAATTCAGACTCACTGAAAGGAGATTGAGTTATGGCGAGTAGAGATTTTAAAAATTTTCAAGCTGCTGAGCGTGCGGTCAAGCGTCTTTACATGAAGGCGACTATTGGCGCTTCAGGGGCACCCACTTTGGTGACTGACGACAGCCTTGGCGTAAAGTCTATTGCAAGAAATGGCAGTGCAGGTGATTACACGATTACCTTAGGCACTCCTTCTGGCGACACTGACAAGTACAATAAGCTTCTTTGGTCTGATGGTAAACTTCTTGACCCTGATGCTGAAGACATCAGGGTTCAGATTGATACTGACACTATCTCTAGTGCAGGGACTATGAAAATCCTGACTGTTACTGGAGGCAGTGCGGCGGACCCATCTGACGGGGCAACCCTTTTGATGGTATTTGACGTTAAGAACAGTAGCGTTAAGTAAGGAGGCCAGTGATGGCAGCAAGTAGGCCAGCATTGGCTCTGGCAATCCTCGAAAAAGCAAACAAGGTTAAGTCCGAGGGCGAAGAAGAGGACCCAGGCATGGCAAAGCGAGAGGCAGGTAATGCTTTTTTAAAGGCCATGGAAAGTGGTGATGGAGAAATGATTGCTCAGGCAATTCATGACATCTATCAAATCACAGCAGATTAAAAATTGAGACGGGGGCTTTGCCCCCTCTCTTTTTAAAGGGGGGCGTCATGCCAAATAACACAACAACGCTCCAAAACCTTATCGACCGAGTTCGTCAAAGAGCGGATATGGAGGGGTCTACGTTTGTTACTGATGCTGAAGTGATAGGTTATATTAACGTCGCAATGGCTGAAATGCATGATATTTTGGTCACCAGATACGAGGATTACTATGTTGAAAGTAAACAATACACGCTCCCCGCGGACAACCCCGGCG